ATCAGAAGGGGTTGAGTTTGAAGATGAAGAGTCATTCCGCAGCAAGGTAGAAACTCTGAAGGAGTCGTACTTCTCCAGCAAGCCAGCGAAAGCTGACAGTGAAACCGTTGCAGAAGACGTACAACCAGTTGTGGACAGCGAAATCACAGAGTCTATGTCACGTTACGTAGATGCTCTAAAGCGTTTCAAAGCCTAAATGACTAATTGATTAAAACTACTATTTCCAAGGAGAAAAAAAGCAATGTTCAATTCTGAACAGTTGCAGGAAAAGTGGAACCCCGTACTTGATTGTGATGGACTTGATAGTATCAAGGACAATTACAAAAAAGCGGTCACCGCAGTCCTGCTCGAAAACCAAGAAAAATTTTTAAGAGAAGAAGCTGGAGTGCTTACAGAAGCAGCTCCAACAGTTAGCACAGCATCAACCTCATCCGTTGCAGGTTTCAGTGCCACCGCTACTGCCACAGGTCCAAGTGCAGGTTTCGATCCTGTTCTCATTAGCTTGATCAGAAGGTCAATGCCTAAGCTTATTGCTTATGACATTGCTGGTGTTCAGCCAATGACTGGTCCTACTGGACTTATCTTCGCAATGCGTTCACGCTACGGTACAAACCGTACTGCTGGAACTGAAGCATTCTACAATGAAGCAGATTCAGAGTTCTCAGCAGAGAACGCAGCAAGTGATCTAGGTAGAACAGCACAGTCTGGATCTAACCCAGGATTACTTAACGACAGTGGTACTTACAATACCTCAACAGGTATGACTACTGCCGAGTCTGAAGCTCTAGGTGATGCATCAACGAATGCATTCGCTGAGATGAACTTCAGTATTGAGAAAGTTACTGTGACTGCTAAGTCCAGAGCCCTCAAAGCTGAGTACTCACTAGAACTCGCTCAAGACCTCAAAGCCGTTCACGGTTTAGACGCTGAGTCAGAACTAGCAAACATCCTCTCAACAGAGGTTCTTGCTGAGATCAACAGAGAAGTTGTTCGTACTGTATACAAGGTTGCAAGACCTGGTTCTCAGAACAACACAGCAACTGCTGGTATCTTCGACTTAGACGTTGACTCCAATGGTAGGTGGTCAGTTGAGAAGTTCAAAGGTTTACTTTTCAACATTGAAAGAGATATGAACGCCATCGGGCACGAAACTCGTCGTGGAAAGGGGAACATCTTAATTTGTTCCGCTGACGTTGCTTCTGCTCTATCAATGGCTGGTGTACTAGATTACACACCTGCTCTTGCTGGCAACTCTAACCTACTTCCTGATGACAACAGCAGCACACTTGCTGGTACTCTTAACGGAAGAATCAAGGTTTATGTTGACCCTTACTCTGCAAACGTAAGTGACAGACACTTCTACGTCGCAGGTTACAAAGGTGGTTCTGCATATGATGCTGGTTTATTCTACTGCCCTTACGTTCCTCTACAGATGGTTCGTGCGGTTGGTCAGGATACATTCCAACCAAAAATTGGCTTTAAGACCAGATATGGTCTAGTTGCTAACCCATTCGCTGAGGGTACTACTCAAGGTGAAGGTGCACTTACTGCCAATGCAAACCGCTACTACAGACGTAGTTTGGTTGACAACCTAATGTAAATCGAAGTTTCGATATACACACAAGAGAGACCCTTCGGGGTCTCTTTTTTTATGTCATAGCCTAAATATTAGTACCATTATTAAGGAGTGTGCCAATGACCCATTACAATGTCGGGTATATGGACAACTCACATAACCATCAGGAAATCTGTGTGAATGCAAGAGATTCCTATGATGCACGAAGCATTGCTGTAGAAGACGTACCATATATCCACGATCACCCGAACTCAATAGATTACGTACTTGGTATCAAAAATGAACGGTAGATTAGACAAAGTAGCAATGACTAGCAGACTTATGCAACTCAAAAGAGAGTTGGATTATAAGTGTGAAATAGGAGAGAAAGGAGAATGGGAATGCGTTGGTGCTAACCAAACTCTCAATAGAGTATTTGATGTTTTAGACGAGTATTGGCAGTAGCTAAATAGTGGTACGAAGCTGACCACTAATATAGTAAATGTCTTTCACTAGTCAAATCTCAAATAGGAATTTCTTATCACCAGGTGGTTTCCGTTTCGTGCTGGCAAAGTTTCCCAAGGTGGCATACTTTGCACAGTCTGCTAATGTACCAGAAATGTCCGTTAGTTTGGTAGATCAACCAACTCCCTATCGTAGTATCAATTTAGAAGGTACCGTATCCTACGGTGAATTTAGTCTAACCTTCTTGGTTGATGAAAATATGGAAAACTTTCTCATACTTCATAACTGGATGAGAGCATTGGGTGTACCAGATAACTTTAAAGAGAGACAAGACTTCATAGAGAATCAACCTATGAATCTTAAAACTAACTACGGTAAGTCTCTAGGTGATCTCAGGTATGCTGATGGTACTCTAGCAATTTTAAATTCAAATTTCCAACCACTATATAATGTGAACTTCAAAGACTTAAAACCAACTTCACTAAGTACTTTGGAATTTGATGCTACATTATCTGAACAAGAATACTTCCAAGCAAGTGTTTCATTTGATTATACGTCATACGAGATTCAATCCTTGGCAGGTACTCGTAAAACTAACTTGAGTTAATTATGTTATCAAAGCAAACTTTGGAGCATCTTAATGATGCTAGTGGCAACATACGTGCTGCACTTAAATACGCTGCTATTAATGAGAAACCCTTAGTGGTTTCACAACTTGCGAAACTTCTTAGTGATATAGATCACATCAAGTCGTTCGAACAAATTATGGATATTATGGAGGAGCACACAGGTGGCATTACTTGATGAACTCCAAGAGTCTTGGGCAAAAGATTGTCTCTTTGATGAATTAAATTTGGGTGATGAGTCTTTAGTTATACCAAGACTTCATCAAAAGTATCACGTGTACTACAATAAGTACAAACTAATTCTTGAAGAGAAGAAGATAGAACTAGGTGTAATCAGGAAAAAGAAGTGGTTATATTACAATGGTAAAGGTCCAAATGCTAAAGGAGAATACTTTGACCTTAAGGTTCTTAAGGGAGATCTAGGTATCTTCTTGGATAGTGATGAGGATATAGCAAAGCAGACACTAACAATTAAATACTTTGAGACTTGTATAAACTACATTGAGAACATTCTCAAGATGATAAACAATCGTGGATTCCAAGTGAAGAATGCGATTGATGCAAAGCGGTACGAGTTCCCTGTCTGATGACTTCCATTGTTAAAAAGAATGATGTCTATCTTAGGATAGGTACTGAGCAGCATATTCATCACGAATTGTCTGAGTACTTTACCTTTGAAGTTCCTGAAGCAAAATTCCTACAACAACAGCGTAGGTACAGGAGATGGGATGGTAAGATCCGTCTGTATTCTCCTGGCACTGGTGAGCTGTACGTAGGACTTTATCACTACCTGGTTGAATGGTTGGAGAAGATGGGGTATGAGTACACCATCGAAGATAGTCAACAATTCGGAAAACCAGGAGACACAGATGCAGAAGTTACACCGCAGACAATTGCTCGTTTTGTTCGATCTCTGGCTATGCCTATCAAGGCAAGAGATTACCAACTCAAAGCAATTTACTCAGCACTTCGTCGATATAGACGACTTATACTCAGCCCAACTGGATCAGGGAAGAGTTTAATAATATATTGTTTGATGAGATGGTACATACAAAGGAACTTAGAAGTCTTAATCATAGTACCAACAACATCATTAGTAGAACAATTATATAAAGATTTTCAATCATATGGATTCTATTGTCAAGGGACTGTAGATCAGATCTATGGTGGTAAAGAAAAATACACTAAGGCTCAGGTTATAATTAGTACGTGGCAGTCAATCTATAAGGAAGACAAGTCATACTTTAAACGTTTCGATGCGGTAATAGGAGATGAAGCACACTTATATAAAGCAAAATCACTTACGTCCATTCTTAATAAGTGCCATAACGCTAAATTTCGCGTGGGTCTTACTGGTACTCTCGACGGTCTTCAATGTAACCAGTTAGTATTAGAAGGTTTATTTGGTCCCGTAGAAAGAAGTATTAGGACAGCAGAGCTACAGAAGTCTGCGTATCTATCAGAGTTAAAGATCAATATTCTAGTCTGTAAGCACGATTACATTGGATTTGATTCCTATCAGGATGAGATAAATTATATCATAGGAAATAGGAAACGGAATAAAATCATCACTGGATTAGCAAAGGATATCTCTGGAAACACCTTGATACTATTCAATTTTATCGAGAAACACGGAGACGTTTTGTGGGAAATGCTAAATAGTAATAACAAATCTAAACATTTGTTTTATATTCACGGTGGTGTACCCACTGATGAACGTGAAGAAGTACGACAAATCTGTGAAGCGTCTGACAACGCTATCATCCTTGCTTCGTACGGTACCTTTAGTACTGGTATCAATATTAAGAACCTACATAATGTTATCTTTGCCTCACCAACTAAATCAAGAGTTCGGAACCTACAATCAATAGGTAGAGCCTTGAGGAAGCACGATTCAAAGGCACGTGCTACACTTTATGATTTTGCTGATGACATTAGTAATGGTAAGTTTAGAAATTTCACTCTAAACCATTTGACTGAACGGATCCGAATTTATAACGACGAGAAGTTCACCTACGGCATCACTGAGATTAATTTAGGAGACAAGAAATGAGTCAATCCCTCAGTTACATTCGACCTGATGAAGAATTCTTCGGAGCTATCAAGCTTATGAACGGAGAAGAGATCATTGGTAAGATAGTAGTATCTGATGAAGAAGGTGGACATATGGCATTCATTCAAGATCCTGCAAAGGTTCACGCAAATGATACTGTGTCCGAAGGGAAAAGGGCTGTAGCTGTAGGTCTAAAGAAGTGGATGGTTTTTTCCGCCGAAGATTTTTATATCATACCCGAAGATAGGATCCTTACAATCGCTCCGTTAAGTACGGAAGCAATTTTAATGTACAAATATTTTATTAAATCTGAAATGCAAGTAAGACATCCTCAAGGTAAATCTATTTCAAAAGAGATTGATCCTAATATGGGTATGGGACTTATCGGTAAAGTCGATGAGACCCGAAAGAAATTAGAAGATCTATTTAATCAAGATATTAGCTAAGTCTGTCCCGCCAACCCTGACAGTGTTGAGTCTAACCAAATTTACACAACTTGTCAAGCTACTCCATTTCTGATATAATTTTGTTATGCAACTACCTGTAAGATATGGCATTTATGGTGGCGAGAAAAAATAGCAAAAATCAACATTACGTCGATAACCAAAAGTTCCTAAAGGCAATCGTGGCTTATCGTGATAAGGTTGAATTGGCTAAAATTAGGGACAAAAAGAAACCTAGAATAGATGAATACATAGGTGATTGCTTTTTAAAGATAGCAACACATTTGTCTTATCGTCCTAACTTTATCAACTATATGTACAAAGAGGATATGATATCAGACGGTGTAGAGAACTGTGTACAGTACATAGACAACTTCGACCCTGCTAAGTCTAAGAACCCCTTCGCATATTTTACACAGATAGTATACTATGCCTTTCTACGAAGAATTGCTAAAGAGAAAAGACAGATGGATATAAAGGATAAGATTATAGAGAAGAGTGGATTTGAGCAAGTATTCCATTCAGATGATCCTTCTTCTAATGCAGAACTAAGTGGCATCAAGTCACGTATTGAAATGAACACTCGTTATTAATTATGTGGTACACTTTATTTTGGACTGTTATTATTATGTACATCCTTATAAGACTGGGGGTGTTTAGAAGGTGAGCAATCCTCTTGCTGATCTTCTAGGTATTGAAGTAGTAGAAGAACCTACTAAAAGTTGTAGGAAGTGTGGTAGGGATCTTCCTCTATCATCTTTTAGATGGAGAGGTGAAGGTACTGTAAGGAAAAGAGTTAACATTGATTGTAAAGAATGTGTTGCAGCAGACGATAGGCTTAGAGCAACACTTAGAAGGACTGCACCACCAGTTCCAGATGTATGTGATATTTGTGGTAAACCTCCTACATCTCCATATAAATCTCAGCATAGGAAATTATGTTTAGATCATAATCATAAGACTGGAGAATTTCGTGGATGGTTATGTGATAGTTGTAATGTAGCATTATCTAGATTTAATGATGATGTTAGTATACTTAAAAAAGCAATCAGGTATCTAGAACAATGACAGCAGAAGTAGAATTAGATAAACACGGATTTAAGGTCACGATATATCCAGATGGTCTTGAATCAGTCAGAGCAGCAGTAGATAATGCTGTAAACCTATGCGGGTTGGATAAGAAGGTAATGGAAGCATTGCTTAAAGGTGAGTGGTCACAGTTGACCACTTCCAATTCAACTGGTAGAATGTCCAAGAAGATTGTAATTGAGTATGACATCGAACAAAAAACTTCTGCTGATAACTGATCAGCACTTTGGAGTACGCAACGATAATCAAGTATTCATAGAGAAGTATAGAGAGTTCTATACTAATACAGTCATACCATATATCAAGAGACACAAGATCACAACTGTAATGTGTCTTGGAGATTCCTTTGATAAGAGAAAGGCTATAAATTTTTTGTCGCTTGAATCTGCTAGAGAGATGTGGTTCGATCCTCTCAAAGAGATGGGTATCCAGATGCATATGTTGATAGGCAATCACGACATATACTATAAGAACACACTTAAAATTAATTCACCTCAGCACCTCCTAGGTGAGTATGACAATATAAAAATCTACACAGAACCAGAAGAGATTGAAGTTGAAGGTGTTAGAATATTAA